GATACCACCTTGATATCCGTTATTAATTATTTCGTCTTCTAAATGTTCTAAATGAGTGTTCTTTGCCTCACTTAAATATTGTTTAAAACTATACATTTCTCTCCCAATATACCCATTATATCAAACTTCACGCTTATAGTCAAGCGAAAATCCACAAATTCCATTAATAAATCACTACTTACTTGACTATTTATACTATTTTGCTATTACAAATTTACCTGAAAGGGGAGTCCTTGATGTGATATACTCAAACATTAACCTTAAAGCTTGATTAGCCTCATCTTTTTTGTTATCTTTGAAAAACTTTTTGAGTATAGGCATTACTTCGTTTATAACATAGATGGCACTTATAGCGCCACGTTCAAAATCAAACTTCTTTTTGTCTGGTCTTAAATATTCTATCTTCTTTAATGCAGCTAAATACTTTACTTCACCTGCTGAATATTTTTTAACTATATCTTTTGCAACTTGTGGATTAACAAAGTTTATTATCTCTGCTAATACTTTTATAGAACCTATTGAACCACCTCTTGCTTCTGCTTTAGAGAATATAGCTTCTGCAACAAATCTTTTTGCACTAGGGTCGTGTCTTAATTTTATATCACCACCTGACTCTAATAAGACTCTCATATCTCTTGTTTCACCTTTTTGAGGATATGGAACTTTCTGATATGGTCTCCAATTTGTTACATCTCTCATAGCGATTTTCTTAATTAGTTTAACTTCATCTTTTCTATCAAAGTTAACCATCTGTAACTCGGCTTCCTTTGTAGTCTTTTTAAGTGATAAAGGAAATAGGTCACCACTATCTATTAAATCAGATGTTAATATATTTAAATTTTGAAATGTATATGCTCTTTCTTTTGCTTGTGCTTTTTTAAGTTCATTTATTATTTCCCTCTTTGCCTTATCAGTTGCTAGATATATGTCAGCAGGGTTCCATTTGTTTATATTTCCAAATTTAGTTTGAGTATTATAACCTGACCTGTTTGCAATCTTAAATAACTTTTCTATATTACCCATAACATCTTGGTCACCTCTAAAATAAAATATTTTATTAAAACCTTGTTGAGCAATTTTAAAATCAGGATCAATCTTGTTTATATCATTAATTAATTTCTTTGCAATTTGTAGTGATGATATGTACCACTTTGTATCTTTATTTAAAAACGCTTCTAAATCTCTTAATTGTACACCAGGTGTTTCTATTGCTTTTGCAGCTGCTTTTATTTTGTTAGTACCTACTGTTGATCTAAAACTTGTATAGTCTTTTACTTTTTTAGGATCAAATAGTTTGTTAGTTTGATTTGCACCTATGTAATCTGCTATCGCACAAAACAATGCTTGTGAGGATTCTGCTAATGTTGTTAAGTCTGCCATTCTTCTTTCCTTATTTTTTCTTTTCCACAATCAAGGCAAGCCTTGATACATGGCTCTGGTAATTTTTCTGTAGTCTGTTTATCATATGCCTCTTTTAATATATCGTAAAACTCTATCCATTCTTTCTTACTTAAAATTTCTTCAAGTGATTTATGTTCGCTAATATTACTCACCGACAATAATTTTTTTATAGCAGGGTCTTCTACTAAAAATGGTGTATCAACTAAACAACAAGGCATTAATTGATTTCTATTATTAATGGCCATTTGTGTATCTGTAGTCATACATCTTGGATTAAACTTCATCATAACGCCTCTAATCTATATTTCTCACTAGGCATATAAGGATCGTTCTCACCTCTCCATCTATGTGATTGCATTAATACAAAACGCAACCCATTATCTTTAGCCATTTGTTTTGCTTGTTCAATATGTTCTTCGTTATATTTAAAAATTATATATTGCCAACAAGGTAGTTTTTTTAAATAATTTTTAGCTTCACACATTATTTGAAACAATTTTGGACCGTCCTGATTAATTCTATACTTATGACTTTCTTCAGGTAGTCCGTCTATACCAAATTGCCATCTCGCATTAGGGTTTGCCTCAAAAGCTTTTATGAACCATCTTTTAGGTTTACCTGTTGAAGCAGTTTGTACATTTGCTTGTACACCCTTCTCATAACATAATTTTAAAATTTCTATAAAGTTGGGATGATGTATTGGATCTGATAACTGACCACCAAAATTTATAGCTTTAAATGTATCAGTTGCTTTTTCTATAGTATCCATTGGTATATCTCCACCCCATACCGTTTCACCATGGTCTCTAAAAAACTCTTGTCTTTGACATCTTGGACATTCTAAAGCACATCTATGTGTTAAATCAATAAGAAGTCCGAAATCTTTTTCCTCATCATCTCTAACAAAAAACTGTTCTAATAATTTAGGATTCATACATATATTTATGTATGTCTATCTTCGGCCTCTTGTGCTAGGTGGGTGATTGTATGAAGATTTACCATTATCTCTTATTATTTCCTCTGATTCCCTTATATCAAAAAATTTAGGGAACCCAAACACACCAAACGTCTTATGTTTGTTTTGGAACTTAACAAGTTGTTTAACATCTTCTTCAAAAAATGATTCTTTCAAAACTAATTTACTTGGCATTTCTACACAACGCCAACGTATCTCACCTTTGACTTTCACCATTTCTGTTTTATAATAGATGGATGGTTTTCTTTTTCTTGCTGGTTTTTTAGTTTTTTTGGTCATACTTTAAAATCTGAAAACTTATCATACGCTTCAACAGGTTGTGGGCCTGATGGTTTTTCTATTTTCTCTTTTGATTCCTGATTACTATCTACAATCTGTTGTGCTGATTGTTCTACATCATACAATCTCATCTTACTTCTATCAACACCTATAATGAAAGCACGATTGACAGCAGGATCATTATATCTATTCTTTAACTGTTTAACTTTAATCTGATTTAGTTCTTCTAATTCTTCATTAGATATAAGAGCAAACATAAAGTCAGCAGTTGCAGGAAGACCAAATGATTCAGACGTGTCTTCAAGTCCAACATCACTTGACATATAACCTGACCTAGTTGTTTGTGTAGCAGAAACTATTGGTACTTTATATTGTACTGCAAGACCTCTTAATTCTTCAGCGATTGCTTTAACATAAAAATATGATGATATGTTTCCACCTTTAAATCTACTACTAGAACATATATTTAAATAATCAATGAAAACAATATCTGGTTTAAATGATTTCTTTAATGCAAGTTCATCCATTAATGATTTAAAATGACCACTATGAGCAGCAGCAGTAGGATATTCTTTTATAATAAGTTGACCATTAATTTTACTTTGTAATCTTTTAACTTTGTTATCGTAAATCTCTTTAGGCATTTCATAAAGGTCATCAATGGTAACATCTAATAAGTTAGCGTCTATTCTTTCAGCAATTCTTTCTTCAGCCATCTCTAAAGTTATATACAATACATTTTTACCTTGCGTTATTGAAGACGCAGCCAAATGACACATAAACAAGGACTTACCTACACCTGTACCTGCAAGTGCTACGTTTAAAGTCTTTGGTGGGATACCACCCTTTGTAATTCTATTGAAATAACTTAAATCAAATTTTAATCTTTCTTCTACCTTATGGTAATATTCAAATCGGTCATCTGTTTGATTTAAATAATCGTGTCCTATATGTGTATCAAATGAAACAGCAAGAGCGTCTGATAATATACTCGGTATTGCTTCTGGTGTATGTTTCTTATCTTTACCATCTATAATCTTTATACCTTTAAGTACAGCATTATATACAGCACGATCTTTACAAAATCTTTCAGTTGTATCTAACAACCATTGTGGTTCAACTTCTTCGTATGTTAAACTATTTAATAATTGATTTGTATTTTTAAACTCATCTTCAGTAAGTGTTTTGTTATTAGATAACTCAACTGATATAGCTTCTTTTGTAGGGAGATTATTATATTTTAAAACAAAGTTATTGATTATATTAAATAGAGTTACTTGGTCTCTATCTTTAAAGAAATCATCCTGTAGAAAAGGAATAACTTTACGAGTAAATTCCTCGTTAAATATTAGATTGGATAAAAGTGTTTTTTCAAATTGTTCAGACATAATGAAGATAAGTTCCTACAATATACTTTGGTTTATTTTTAGGTTTCTCACCAGTATGTTGGTAAGTCCACAAAGGGGGAAACATAAGAGCCTTACCAGCTTCTGGTTTAACTCTAATATTATAATCTGCAAATGTTGTTTCGCCGCCATCATTATCATTTAAATATAAAAATATAACTAAAAATCTCCTAGCACTATTGTAATCTGTAACATCAACGTGTTGTCTAAACTCATCTTTACCATTGTCTTCGTATTTTTTAAATCTTATCTGTTCAAAGCCAAACTTTTCTGGCCATTGTTTTATAGAATCTATTTTAACATCTTTTACATAATTGTCAACAAGTGATCGGCATTTATCAAATAATAATTTAGCATATGCTTCCCAATCCTTGTATAAATTTAAGTTGATTTCTGTAAAGTGTCTATGATTATCTAAATCTGTTTTAACCCATTGTGAGGATGAGTCTTCAAACTTATCTATTAAATGCTGACAGTTTTCTTTTGTCAAAACATTATCATAAGTTTTTATATACTTATTTGTCAAATCTAATTGTTCCATTTTCTAACTGTTTCTCAACTACTTCTATTAATATATCACCAATGTAATTTCTAAACTCAATACTTGTTGTATCTACGTTGTTAGGGTTTGCCTTTACATCATAATCAAATTTTAAAGGCAACTCACCTTGTTCATTTTCTTCCGAGGCAAATTTCACATGGCCATATGTATATATGACATCTTTGTAATTGCCTTCTACAATCTTTATGCAACTAAAGTCGTCAACATCTCTTTGAGCAAAGACGTATCTATTCTGCGCCATAGAGGAACTCTCTTTTGGCAGCTTCGTCAATCTTATTGAGAATATCTTTAGTAAAGAATTTAGCAGGTTCATTATTGATAGTTTTAGCATACTGTTTACTTCCGTCTGGTAATTCTATTCTTGTGGACACAGATTTAAATATACCGTGTTTGATTGCCAAGTCTAATAAACCATAATGTTTATCTAAACCTTTGTCGTAAGTTAATCTTACATCAATCATAGCATTTTCTTTAGTCAACCTTGACTTATAATTCTTACAATGGATTACATTACCTATAATTTCTTTACCATCTTTTTCTTTTCTTTTAGATAGATAGACAATATTACTAGCAGCATATTTCAAACCAGAGCCACCTCCCATCTCCTTTTGTGGAAACATTGAGCCAATAACATCATATGTATGATTGGTCATAATCATAGGTACTTTTGCTTTACCTAGTTTCAATGTTAACACTCTAAATGCAGCCTTAACAATTTGAGACCTTGTCATATCTCTAGTTTCTTTTCCTTCAGCAGTATCTTCCATTTCTTTTGTAGTAGATAACATACCTAAACTATCTAACACAAACATTAATGGTTTTCTTTTGTCTTCTGGATGCTCTATGTATTTGTCTATAACTTTTATTGATTGGTGTCTAAACTCTTGTACTGTTGCAACTGGTACTACGACCATTCTCTTACTATCTATACCACGAGCCTCAACTAAATCTTTTGTCAATGCACTTTCAGACTCAAAGTAAATTACACCAGCGTCTTTGTTCTTATCAAGGAAGTGTTTTACAATACCTAATGCAAAGAAAGTTTTACCTGTTGCAGCTTCACCTGCGATAGCAGTAATCTTATTACTTGGTAAACCACCGTATATTGAACCTGATAGTAAAGCATTAAAGGTATAGGATCCTGTATCTATAAAACTATCAACATCACCTGCGTCAAGTCCTTCACTTACTAAACTAGCATACTCATTACCAGTTTCTTTTATTACATCTTTTAAAAAATCATTCATTTATTCATCTCCTTGATAGTTAATACAATAATATTTTATATCTAAATCATAACATATCTTTCTGATATTGTCAAGCTCTGATTTAGGAAAATTGTATGTCATATACCTTTGTTGTTTGTATATAATAATTTGCATTTATCCGTCATCATTACTGTTATCTGGATCAGACCACACATCTTCGGGTCTTGCTCTCAAAATTACAGGTCTTCCCCCTTTGTATTTAGGCAACTTGATAGTATTATCAGGTTCACCTTCCCATTCGAATCGTAACTTTTCATCTTGTGGTACCCAACCAGGTTTAGGTTGTTCTAAATCTTCTTCTTTTATATTCACCCATATGTCTTCAAACATAGTGTTAGGATCTATTGGTCCCATTTGTGTAAAGACGTGGTCTTTTACTTTATTTAATCTGAATTTTAAAAGTTCTTTATTATACTCTCTTAATCTTTGATAGTCCCAGTAAGCCTTAAGGTCTAGGTATGATTCTTTAGATATTGCCATGCTCATATTTATTTAACCTTACAATTTAATTGACAAGCAACAGGTGCTGTGTCAGGATTCTTCCAACTATCTGGTAGTATTTTTGTAAACCATTCATTCTTTAATATATTTTTTAATCTTTTATTTCTTAAATTATTTTGTTCAAAGTTATATTTACTTACCACAGGATCATCTTTCCAATCAGTTCTAAAATGATTGACAGGAAAGTCCTCTTTTAAATAACAACATTGAAACACCTGTCCATCAGCCATAATCATAACTTTTTTTGCTTCTCTCCACTTACATATTATTTTGGACATACACAGCTCTTTCTAAAATTTCTGCGTCACCATTTTCATTCTGAAATCTAAAAATTCCTCCATCATCAAATCTATCTGATGGATACGAAACGTGAAAATGAGAACCATTAGCCTTTGCCATCTGCTCAATTTCTTCTTTATACATTTCGTTATGTTTAAACAATACAGTTTGAGATAAAGGTATTGCTTTTGTTTTGGATATTGCTTTTAAAGCAGCTAATGATTTTTTTAATGATGTTCTTCGTCTATATTTTTGGTGCATTTCTTCAGTTGTACCATCTACATCAATAACAAATGACAATCTTCTACCACAATACTCTCCAAGTCTTATATAAAAATCTCCATTACGAATACTACCATTAGTAGTTATAATAACTTTTGCAACTGAATTGTCCATTATGTAATAAACAATAGGCTCTATGTCCTTTGCCATTAATGGATCTCCATATGTACCACAAAAACTATATTCTTTTAAATCATCTAAAGTGTTTTTAGGAAAATAAGTTTTAAAATCTTCTAGTGACCATGTAGTTAAAGGTAAATCAATATCTGTATGTAAATCATATGGTGATGTTCTTTGACATTGAGGACACCCAGCATTACATAGATTGGTTAAATTTATATCTGCTACTTCTATCAAAACAATGTTGCCCTCCTACTGTGCCTAAAGTAATCAAGTTTTTCTTTTGAAAAACACCATACATTTTCAATATAGATACGGTTCATAAACTCTGCTTTTTCTTCTTCACTTTCAAACAGTTTATCTGATTTAGGTCTTTGCATTATTCTCATACCTATTTGTCCTACAAAGTTATCTTTCAAACTATCAACTAATTCATCACAGCTTAAATATCTTTTGCCTTTGATTGTAGGGTCCATAATATTTATAAATGTGTGTTTGGATCTTTCAAAACTCTTTTGTGATACAGGTAAATAAAAATCATCACGCCATTTAGAATACTCATCAAACTTTTTCCAAGATTGATTATCTTCTTTTTCCCCACCCTCATTATATCTTTCAGTAGAGAAATATGGTGGACTTGTAAATGCACAATCTATATTATCAATTTCATTCCAAGGTAAATCTTCAGCACCACAATTATATATTGTAACCTTTTTAGGTTTAGATAGAAAACTATTATATGTTTCTACTTGTTTTAAATATTGTTTGTAAGTATTAGGGTTTGGATCACAACCGATATATTCTTCAGCGTCTGAAGCAAAGAAACCTGCAAGTCTATCACCCCAACCACAAGATGTATCTAATACTCTTTTAGCATTTGTCATCTGATATATTGTTTTAGCAACATTAGGTTTAAATTGTGTTGCAATATATGTCTGTAATCTAAAAGCAGATACATAACTTTTATCATCTAATCTGCCACCTCTTAATTCTGTTTTACCGTCAACTGTAATTGGTTTCATTCCATTAATACCACGCCACATAGGACCTAAACAACGCCAGATATCTTTTGCTGTGCCATTGTACCATACGTCTAATGGAGATTTAAAACTATAACTTGAACAGTTTAATCTTAAATGTTGATGAAAATAATTTGATACATCATTGTATATAGATGGCGAATCTATGATACCAAGACCGTGTTCTTTAAAACTGTATTTGTAATCGTCATATTTTTCTTTTACATTCTTTTCAATTTGTTCTATGGGTTTTACATTCTCCCATACATCTTGTTTCTGTAAACTTTTAAATGCTTGACGCATTGCTTCAAACGAAATCTCCTTTAAAGGAAACTTCGGTCTATGCTCTGAAATATATTCTGCTAAATCTAATCTAAATTGCTCTTTACCAATATCGTTTGTAATAGTTTCAAACGTCTGTTGATCCATTACTGGCAATTTATTTTCATCTATATAATCATTTAGGTACTTCATCATTCCATTTCTTTAATAACCAATATATAAAACTATATATTATTATAACATAAAATATTGCTAATGTAAACTCTAACATGGTAACGTTGATTTCTCAACTCTCCTTTCTATATCTTTAATATAATCCTTTGTTTTTTCTATTAAATAATACTTACGATTCTCTAACATAGCTGCCTCACCTGTAGTACCTGTACCTGCAAATGGGTCTAATACAAGACCGTTTTCAGGTGTAACTAATCGCACTAGGTACTTCATTAAGTCTAATGGTTTTACTGTAGGGTGTTCAGTATCTCCTTTTTCTTTTTTATTTGCCTTAGCACAATAAAAGAAATCTGCCCAATCTGTATCTAAACCACTATGAATAATATTTGCAGGCCATCTGCCTTTTACTATTGTTCCTTTGTAATCTTCTTTTAAACCTAACTGATATACTGCTTTCTTATTCATTGCTTCTTTACGAACATTTTTACTTGTATCAAATACTTCATCACCAACTCTACACTCATCTAAATTTAAATCTTTGTTTACACCTTTTCTTGCCATAACAATAGGTTCGTGTGCTGGTTTTAATAAGTTTCTTCTTTTAGGAAACCCACTACCATATATCCAGTTTATCATATCAAAGATTTCAAACCCAGCGTCTTCTATTGCAACAGCCATTCTATGATAATTTCTAGTGGCTGCAAATGCTAATAATACTGCACCTGGTTTTAAAGTTCTATACACTTCTTGCCAGAAGTCTTTTTGAAATGCTATGTCGCCACCATCCCATTCTTTACCCATAAAGCCTTTTGATAGTCTTTGAAATGAACCATCTTTACCATATTTAGCTTCTGTACTATTTGTAAACCTTTTAGCAATAGATTGTAAATGATATGGTGGATCAGTTACACAAGAATCAAATACATTCTCATCTAAAGTTTTTAGATGTTCTATGCTGTCGGCGTTGATAATTTTATTAGTGTCCATAATAATAATATAATAATTAAAAACCTTTCAATACTCCAATTAGTTTTCCATGCTATGAACGATCCCGTAGCATAGCCCCAATGTATAGCAACCATAATAAGGATTAAATCTATCATAATTTGTATTCAAAATTTTGTGTCTCCTCATTAATGTGTATTTGTTTTGCACCATTTCTAATATGAAAGTGTGTTGCCATTGGTGTTAATGGTGATAAGGTTACCAATCTTTCAGACTTATTCTTTTTAACCCATTCAGCCAATTTATTAATAATCTCTTTACCTGCACCTCTTTTCCTTGACCATACTGTATATGCTATTACTATTTTACCATCTTTAACTCTGGACATATAATCCATTTCTCTAACAGTATAAGGTACTTCAGGACAAAATGCAACACAAACTATTGCTTCAATCTCATCATTATATTTTAATCCAAATATTTTTCTGCCGTGGGTTATTCTAAAACCTAAAGTCAATTCAGGTCTAACAGGATCTTCCGATACATCTATATCATCTAATTCAACTAAATCTGTACCTTTGACCCACTTAAAAAAGTCTTCAATCTTATCTTTATATTTTTTCATTTTATTCAAAAAAACTTTCTAATGTTGCTCCTGTATTTCTTTCAACATTATCTTTATTATATTCTACTTCTTTTGTTAACTTAAATGGCATTATATTTGTTAATGTGTATGATGAATCACCAGGTCTTTTAATCTTCCACACTAAATCTTTGTCTTTTGGATAATTTAAATTCCAATCTACTGTACTTTGTTTTAAAAATTTTCTCATCTTTTTATTCATAGGTAAAATATATCTAAACTGTTTACCTTTTACTCTACTTAATCTTAATTGTTTTAACTGTTTTGGATTAGGTCTACTGCCATATTTGTAGTTATGTGTATTAGGTAATTGACTTTGTATAGTTCTAGGATGTACCTTCTCACCTTTATCAGTAACATAAGTATCTGTCCATATAAACCCACCATATAAAAAATTAAATGCTTGATATACATATCCTGGTTTACCTACTAGACCATCTGCCCAAGTAAATAAAAATTTAATTGTAGTATTTTGTTTTAACCAAGTTAATACTTTTGATAGCATTTGTGTTTCAGAATTTTTGCCCATACTATCGTCCATGCACATCTTACCTATCTCATAATAATCTGTAGTATCTAATGTCGGAAACAATTTTTGTATTGTATGTTTAGGTCTTGTACCCCAACCAAAAGTTACCACGCCTTGTAGTACATCATCAACATAATACCCACAATAATGTTTAGTTAGTTTAGGCATAACAGGAGAGTAGTGCCTTGACATAATAAATTCCGTTGCAACATATTTTGTAATTTCTTTTATCATTCAAAAAAACTTTCTAAACTTGCTTCACGTTCAAGTTTCCATCCAATAGAATCTAAAATAAACTTCAATGGATCTGTAAACGTCTTTTCAAATTGTGTATCATAATCAACATATTTGTGAAGATTAAATTCCTCTGGTATTCTTGTAGAGAAAGAGATTACAGTATCTTTAATTGTATTAGGTTGTTTTAACATTAAAAATTTAATTTTATCACCATCTTTAATAAGAGGATATTTCATTTGTAATTTGTTTCTGTATATGTAATGGTTATAAATCAAACCACCTTTAACGTGAATAGGAGTTCCTTTCTTATAGATTGAAGATGAATCACTATACTTGTTTAAGTTATTACAAGACCTAGGAAATGCAACCTCTTCAGGAGATAATTTTTTAAACACTTCTTTAAAATCATTTACAAATTTAATTAAGTCTTCTTCACTCTTATTCATTATCATTCTTATAGCTTCTTTAATCTTACCACGACAAACTTCAGGTGTAGATGATTTAACAGCCTCAACACCCATAATTTTTAATTTAGGTGTATCAAATCTAATACCTTCTTCATCAAATACATTCATCATATATCTTTTTTTAGCAACCCATATACCTTTGTTAGC